ATAGGTCAAGTTGTAATAGTAGGGGCCGGAGGGGGCGGAGATGTTGCACAACCCAGTGGGAGCGTAAGTGCAACAGGAGGAGTAGGGACAGTATCGCCATATTCCGCCCTTACAGTGACTGTAGCTAATCCGGGCGCAGGAAACAGATACTATGTTGAAGGAGTGTTACAAGCTACGATGAGTTTAAGTGAAGGTAGCACTTACAGAATAGATCAGAGTGATAACTCGAATAGCGGCCACCCTTTGAAATTTTCTACCACATCTGATGGCACGTGGGGTGGGGGAAGCGAGTATACAACAGGAGTGACTTACGTAGGATCACCCGGAAGTGCCGGAGCGTATACACAGATAGTCGTAGCTGTTGGCGCTCCTACTTTATATTACTATTGTTCAAACCACTCAGGTATGGGTGGACAAGCAAATACACCGTAAGGGGTTTGAAAATGAAAAGAGCAAACAAAAAGGCACCCAGTGTTATTGAACACCCTAACGAGCCTGTGGCTTACAAGGTGGACACTGTTAATCAACCGCCTAAAGACATGAAAACTAGTGGCGTTAAAATTCGCGGTACTGGTGCTGCTACTAAAGGCACAATGGCACGGGGGCCAATGGCGTAGTGAATTACACTGAGCTAAAAGCAAATGTAGAAGATATCTGTGAGCAGACGTTTACGGCAGATCAACACGCCATGTTTGCAGAGCAAGCCGAGCAGAAGATATACAGCACGGTGCAGATTCCTGCGTTACGTAAAAATCAAACAGGTACTTTAACTACTGGGAATAAGTATCTGACGATGCCTAGCGGTATGTTGTACGTGTTTTCTTTAGCAATTATTAGTGGAAACAACTACATTTACTTGTTGGACAAAGACTCTAACTTTATTCGTGAAGCCTATCCTAACCCTGCAACAACAGGTACACCCCAACATTACGCTATATTTGACGAAACAAGTTTTATTATAGGGCCAACACCAGATGCTAATTACGCTGCCGAAATACATTTTGGTTACTACCCAGATTCTATAGTTACTGCTGGTACTACTTGGTTGGGTACTAATTTTGATTCAGCGTTATTAAACGGCACGTTGGTAGAAGCAATACGCTTCCAGAAGGGTGAGCCTGACATGGTGGCGTTGTACGAAAAAATGTATGTGCAAGCACTGGCTCTGTTGAAGAACCTTGGTGACGGCAAACTCCGTGAGGATACTTATCGTTCTGGGCAGGTTAGGAGAGAAGTCGCTTGATTAGTGCAGATGGTCTGGTTGAAGTAGGCACTGTTACAGTATCTGCTGTTTCAAACCGGGGTTTTACTCCCGAGGAACTTGTCGAGCAAGCGTTAGATAAAATTATTTATGTTGGGGGGAACTGCCACCCTGCTATACAAGAGCAAGCAGTTACCTTCAAAAACCAAATCCGAAGTGTGTTGTTGGAAAGCATGAAACAAGCTGTGCGCTCTGATAGAACTACTTTGGCAAATAGATTCCGTGATGCGGGCCATCCGGAACTTGTAAAACTATTGGAGATTTAACATGGCTATTACCGTTACTACAGCGATGCCCACCAGCTTTAAAGTCGAGTTGTTTAAAGGGCTGCATGATTTACAAAACGGTGCAGATACATTGAAGATTGCGCTATTAAAGGCAACTGCTTCAGGCAGTGGAACCTATGGCGCTGCAAGCACTAATTACTCTAATATCACTGGCAACAGCGATGAGACCAGCGGTACAGGATACAGCGCAGGCGGTAACACTCTGACCAACGTAACTCCTGTGGCTAGTGGCACTACTGCTGTCTGCGATTTTGCTGACACTACTTGGTCAAGTGCGTCTTTCACTACGTGTGGCGCGATGATCTATAACACTAACAACTCTAATTCTGCTTGTGCGGTATTAAGTTTTGGTGGCGATCAGACCGTTAGTTCTGGCGATTTCCAAATCCAGTTTCCCGCTGCTGGCGCCTCTACTGCGATTATTCGTATTGCATAGGTAGATATAAATCGTGGCTTCGTCATATTCAGGTGCAATTAGAGGGTGGAACGAAAGCACTTGGAGCACAGGCACTTGGGGCGGTATAGGGACTATTTTGAGCCTTGGCCCCACATGGGGCAATGGTGCTTGGGGTGATGGTGCTTGGGGGCAGAATGTAGTTGTTTCTGCTTTAGGTACTGGAGCCGTAGGTACAGTATCGATCTCTGTATCGGAAAACATAGTTCCGGTAGGGGTGGCGGGCACAGGTGCAATAGGCACTATAGTTGTTGTATTAGGCGATAACGTAGCCCCCACAGGAGTAGAAGGCACTGGAGCTGTTGGCGCTGTAGTTACCAACTTTAGTGGTTCTATAATCCCCACGGGTACTTCTGGCACTGGGCAGATGGGGGGCTTTGTTGTCGCAGTAGATGACATAGTTGTTCCTGTAGGCGTATCCGGCACTGGAGCAGTAGGAACTGTATTAGCCACTGTGGGGGAGTTTGTTTCTCCGACAGGGGTTAGTGGTACAGGTGCTATAGGTAATGTAACAACCCAAGTAGCCTCTAATGTTACTGGGGTCAGCGGAACCGGGGCTGTAGGGGCTGTAACAGACGCAGTAGTGCCTGCAATAACAGGCGTAGCAGGCACAGGGGCAATAGGTACAGCAGTCCCTGCTTATGATCGGGATGTTACTCCAACAGGCGTATCAGGCACAGGACAGATAGGTGCAGATGGGGCCACTGTAGTACCAACAGTGGTAGGGGTATCTAGCACTGGAGCCGTAGGTAGTGTTACTTTTGCGGTAAACGAGATAAATATACCTACAGGAGTAGCTGGAACAGGTGCAGTTGGGGATGTAAGCTTTTTTATATGGACAACTGTTAATGACGCCCAAACACCGGGATGGGAAAATATAGACGAAGCTGCATGAGGATAAATAAATGGCAACTTACGTAAACAATTTAAGGCTTAAAGAAATAACCACAGGTGATGAAGACGGCACTTGGGGCACAAGCACTAACACTAACTTAGAGCTTATCGGAGAATCTCTAGGGTATGTTACGCAAGCAGCTTTTGCTTCAGACGCGGATGCTACTACGACTGTAGCAGATGGTGCTAGTGATCCTGCCAGAGCATTTTATTTTAAGGTAACCTCTGGCGCATCTCTTACGACAACTAGAACTCTGACCATTGCCCCTAATACTGTGTCTCGTGTGATGTACATTGAGAATGCTACTACTGGCAGTCAGGCGATTAACATATCACAAGGCTCTGGTGCTAATGTAAATATAGCAAACGGTGCGGCTAAGATTGTCTATCTTGATGGGGCAGGTTCTGGTGCGGCTGTGGTTGATGCTAATGCTCTTGTACCTGCTGGTGGAGTTACTAGTGTAGGTGGCACAGGCACGGTTAACGGTATAAGTCTTTCAGGGACTGTTACCAGCACGGGCAATTTGACTTTAGGGGGAACCTTATCGGGGGTAAACCTCACCTCTCAGGTAACTGGAACCTTACCAGTTGCCAACGGTGGTACAGGAATTACCTCTTTAGGTTCTGGTGTGGCGACTTTCTTGGGTACTCCAAGCAGTGCCAACCTAGCCAGTGCGGTTACTGATGAAACAGGCTCCGGTGCTTTGGTATTTGGTACGAGTCCTACACTTTCCGGGCCAGTTTTAGGCACTCCGGCAAGCGGTACCTTAACTAACTGCACTGCGGATGGCAGTAACAAGTTAGGCTTTTTGAATGTGCCTGTGTCTCGTACTACTAGCTCCTCAGTAAATGCAGCCGCTACAGATATAGGCAAGTTTATAACTCTTACAGGTAGTGGTGCAGTGACAATACCGAGCGGTGTATTTTCTACAGGAGACATATTTTCTATTCATAGCGATAAAACTGGAGGTTCCACGGTTACAACGTCTGCTGTGAATGCGTATAAGGGGGGCGAAGCTAGCACTACATCATCAATCACGATACCAAAAAATGGTGTTGCTACTTTTTTCTTTTTTGCTGCGGACCACGTAATTATAAACGGGAATTACTCATAATGAGCGGCCATTCACTTCTAATGATGACATTCGTATCTGCCGATGGCGGGTGGGTAGCGGAGTACGCCCAAGGCGCGTCTTGGTACAACGGCGGCTCTAATGTTGCGAGGCAAGCTGTAGCCCTTAACAACTCAGGAAATATAAATCTGCTAGGGGCTAACTATAATAATAGTGACGATGGAGACTATAGAGCGTATATGCTCGAAGTTGATCCCGGTAACGCTACAGTAACAAGTTCAAGTCGTTGGACAGGCCAGAATGATAATGCCTCCAACACGCAAAATATAAGTTTCTCTCAGGCCCAGTACAATTATCAGCAGGGTAAATGGTACTGCAATGTTGGGGGTGGTCAGTGGTACGAGGCGGATGGCACAACCGTAGTCAATGGCGGGGCTATGCTGGTTTTAAATGACAACGGTGCGTATTACGACACAATAACCGCTGGTACTGCGGTTCCCAACTCTAGTATGTATTACAGGGTAGCTACGAATAGTAGCGATTACGGTTGGTTCCTTATGACCGGAGGGGACACAATAAGGTACTACTACAAAGTAGACACAAGCTATAATCCTATTAGAGTTTACCAAGCCTACGAAGCGCAATCGAGCAGTGGTTGGAGTTCAACCCGAGGAATAACAGTATCCCCCAACATGAGTAGATTTGCAGTCTACAATACAGACAATAATGAGTTTGGTGTAAGTTTTCATCCTAGAGGCACTAGCAATCTTTCTTACTATGCAAGAAAAGTGCCGGGTAATGACTCAGGTAGTGGTTACGACACGAATAACTTTGATC